GATACCAAAGAAATCACAGTTCCGGGTGATTACCCTGAAAATACAACCACTATCGCCCCATTAACGCCATACGATAAATGGGATAGTGAGAAATGGGTGACGGATACCGAGGCACAGCATAGCGCCGCACTAGACGCGGCAGAAGTAAAGCGCCAGTCGCTGATTGATGCTGCAATGGCTTCCATCGGTCTGATTCAACTGAAATTACAGGCCGGGCGGAAGCTGACGCAGCCAGAAAACACCCGACTTAACGCTGTGCTGGATTATATTGACGCGGTGACGGCAACAGATACCAGCACCGCACCGGATGTCATCTGGCCTGAACTGCCGGAGGCGTAGGCCATTCAATATCTGGCGCACCGGAAGTATCGACCAGTTCCAGTGCGTCCAGATAATCCAGCCACAAATTATATTGCACCAGTTCCTCACCTTTCAGGCGACCAATCGCCGCTTTACCAGGCCATTGCTTACTGTTTATGTATTCGTTGACCTGATTAATCAATTGCTGCTTTTTCAGTTCGGCTGCGGCAATTTGTTCCTCATGAGTTGGCGGTGGAATATCAATCCATGCAGGCATTCCGTCGATGACACCTCTGTATTTTCCTTCTGGTGCTTCCTTCATAAATTCGGCAGCAACAGTGTCGTCAATTTCGATTCCATCATCGGGCCATTCGCCGGATTCCTGATAAGCGATTTTAAGCTCCACAGGGAAAAACGCATTTTTATCGGCACTGAAAATATATTTCTGCATTTCTACCGTCCTATCGAAATATAACTGAATCTGTATTGCTGTGAGATATCACTGGTTGCCACACGCCACGCTGAATTACTGATATGTTCAAAATTTACAGACAAAACCTGCGGGGCAGGAATCGACGGGTCTGACTGAACGGCATCAGACATAACACTGACTGAAACCATCGGCTGATTAGGGAATGGTATAGGGAAGTGTCCACTGATAAAGCGGGTCGTGTTTCCTGCAAAAGTGCCAAACTGAACAATATATCCACCTGGTAGCCTGAACCATCCCGAACCAGAAGCGAATGCTCCCATATCCGGTATCTGATTATCTCCTGTGCCCACATCCCTTTTCGCCGCTTCTCCCAAACCAAGGTTTTCGAGAGCCGTTTTCACCGTGCCATCCGATTTGATATCACCAAACGGATTCTTGCGGCTCAGGTATTCAACAGCAAACCCCGATCCCAGCAATTCAACAAAACCGGGCAGATCACCATTATCAAGCACATCCCGTTGCGTTTTGTCACTTACAAACTGGGCCAGAGCTGCAGCAATAAAGCTGGCCTGCCGAATAACCTTATTGACTTGCGCACTGGATGCTTTCCCTGCTGTAAATCCGGATAAAAGCGCAGGCAACGCTTCCCATTCCTCCTGCGACATAACATTGGCATTTCGATCCGTTGCAAACGCTTTAAAGTCATTTTTCGCCATCAGAGTAATACTCCCCATGCCCCTACATCAAAACCACTGATGAATTCGTTATCCATATCAAAACCAAAAAATTTTGAACCTTCCGATGGGGTTTCCACCGAAGGTGTTTCAATGCCACCCGCCCACACACCGGCGGCTTTTACTGTGAGATATCCCTGTTTAATTGCAGCAATTAACTCACGCGATACATCTGAAATATCAGTATCAGGAAAGACCCAGACCGATATCGTCATGTCCTGGTTATCGACTATCTGCATTCGCAGTCCGGATCCTGCTGTCGCCGCGTCAAGAATTGCCGGAAGCGAATCATTCCGTCCATCCCAGTTATTAATCGCAATCTTCGCTTTAAGGATGACACGATAAGTTTCATCGCTGAGGTACATGTATCCGGAATCAGGATCGTATGGCCCCTGCCATACACCCTGATCATATCCAAGCCCGTCGGTATCCCAGCTGAAATAGACACCTGAGATAGGCTGGCTGACAACACGGCTACGTCCGATCCACAATCCAAGAATGTCAAGTTGCACACCAACCGCAGAGTCAATATCAAATGCAGTAATCAGCCCTCTGGTGGCAGCCGCAACATCAATAAGTGGCCGGGTCATCAGATCAACATGCGCAAGAAATTTAGGTTTGGTGGCGTGGTAGTTCGTGATTAGTTCGGTGTATTTGCTCATGACTCCACCGTTATAACGATATTTTCCGGGGTACAGGACGCAGATTCGTTGTATCTGATATCAATGTTTGATGACGACAAAGCCCCCGGGGATTTCCCAATCGTCAGTTCCTGAATATCGTAATAGCGTGCATTCCCGCCACTCACCACGCCAAGATTCGCCGGTGAGTAAATGCGACTTAAAAGGACCGAATCACCAATCATCAGACTATTGATATAGTCGGAAATAGCCTGCTGGATCTGTTGCCCTATCTGTGAGGTATAACCCGTAAAAACTTTTAATTTAATCCGGGCATAAACAGGTACATCACTGGAACGCGAGAATTTGATTACATGGGGATTGCCGTATTTATCCGGAACCGTAACGGATGTTGTACCGTGAGTGGCTGTCCCCTGACCTTTATTCCCTCTGATAGCCTGAGCAATATCCGTCACATCACCGCCATCCACAATTACAGCAACAGAGTGTGGCGGTAACCCGTTACCGTCCTCCGAACCAGTATCGTTTTCATAGAGTTTGTGGCGGGTTACACCGGTAACATTAGAAACGGCACCATCCAGTGCTTCAAATGGGGTTATTGATGGCAACGCAACACTTTGCGACTGGCGGATACGTAACTCCGCATCAGTTTCTGCTGGAGTGCCTACAGTAGCTGCAGCAGGATTGGTTACCGAAACCCAGCCACGGGTTGGCGTATTAATTTCAGTGATAGTTCCAGCCAGCGCCGCCACTGCACCACTGACGGAACATGTTGCGGTCACCATCACTGTACCATCCACGCCGACCACCACTGAAGCAGGCAAACGCCATATCACATTATTACTGTCTTTCACGCTGCCATTAATGATGGTTGTTCCGGCAGTTCCTGTAAGAAGCAAATCAACCGTAGAGTTCGTCGCGCCTTTACGTGAAATACCATTTATTTTCACGTTACTGGTCAGTGCAGCCCCATAGCCGGTTGCCGGTGAAAAACAGTTGTAGACAGTTATCGCCGTATTATTGGCATCATGAATCGCCAGCGCCATCAGAGCCACCATCTGGCCGTCTTTGCTGTCCGGTTCGAGGTAGGCATCACTGCCATAAATCTGCTGAAAATAGCTAATCAGGGTGCTGAGTATCGTCTGATAATCAGGCGCACTGATCCCCTCCGCGGTTACCTTTGCAGATAAACCGAGAGAATCAAGGTTCAGAGCCATTACGCCTCCGATGTAACAGTCGTTATTCCATAAAGAGTGTCGATTTCAGCGGAAAACATGACACGTCGGGTCGTGGTATCCACCGTCGTATTGAAAGAGAGGATTGATTTAACGCCCCGCGTTTCGAGGATGCGCTTACGGATCGCCAGGTTGTAGGTTTCCGGCTTCTGCTTACCGAGTACGGACTGGATCCACGGAGTCCCCTCGGTGGTGTCGAGAAACCATTGCCCATACCACAATTCGAATCGCGTTTTTACCGCCTGCGCCACGGCCTCCGGTGAGTTAATCAGCCAGGTGTCATCACCGCTGCCAAAGGTGTAATCGCCATCGGCGTCTTCACGTCTGTATCGCATCAGTTTACCCCATCGGTATTGCTTCCACCGCGCTGAACACCGCCATGAGTGTGCGTATCATCGATTGGCTTGCCGTTAGCCTTCACGCTACCCAAAAACTCAACAACACCAGTGATTTTTGAAGCCACACCAGAAACAACAGACCCCACCATGCCCCCCATCCAGGTTAACAGGCCATGAATGGTTACTTTCTCAGAAAAATCAGCCAGAGGGGCAACCACATCAAGACCACCCGGAGCGACAATTTTAATTTTCCTGGTATCAGGATTAAGCTCAAAATAGGTGCTGCCATCGTCACTACGCAACTGTGTGGCACTGGTATTAATACCGCTAATCTTCCTCGCCTGCGACTGGGGGCCTACAATACAAAACGCATCCGATAAATCATGCATTCTGTCATCGACCGGTTCCTGTATTCCGCCGCTCTGCCACCAGAAATCAATACAACGATCGGCAAAAACGACAAGACACTCATCCCCGGCTTTAATCGGAAACGTTAGCGTACATCCTCCGCCACGTGGGAATACCACTGGAACATCCACCAACAATGGGTAATTTTTGGTAATGCGGTTGCCGTCATTATCCTTTTCAACCGAACGGATAGCAGGCTGCACAACCGCCGTCACCGCATCAGGATCGAATGACTGAATAATGCCAGGCAAGGCGACACGGATCTGATTCTTTGTTGTTTCCCGTTCAGATTTGAATGTTTCGGCAAGGTCGCCGCTGCGGGTCTGGTCAGATACTGCCATTTAGTAGGCTCCAGAAAGCAAAAAACCCGCCGGGTGGCGGGTTTATGAATCGTAGGTTTTCAATTTTTCGAGTTCATCAGGAGGAAGTTCTATGAAGGTTTCCTCTGCTAATTTTATCAGCCGGGGAAGCATCGAATCAGCTTGCTGATGAGCGTTTGGGCTGATGATTGCCAATATCTGATAGTGTTCATCGATATAAAGATGCTGAGCATATACCAAAAAATTATCACATGTCCGTTCACTCAGAGATGCTTCTGGAGGCCAGGGTTTATCGCCAGGTAGCTTTAAGTGAATTTTCCTGATGTTGGCAGCCATCGCATCATAGTTACGTTCAAAACCGCCTAACGAACCAAAACACCAGAACTGGGAACCCTTTGAAATATAATCGGCAAGCATTTGAGCATACTTATGTGCTGCAGCTAAATGACGCAATTCTCCCGTGATACTGACTTTTGCCATGTCACATCCATTTAGGGGCGTTGGCTCCCAGCATCTTATGCGATGTTGAGATCAGTTCAATAGCCTCTTCACGGGTAACATTATCTGACAAGAGTTCAGCCTGGAAAGGCTGCGATTGCCTAACTTCAGCGGCCAACTGAGTTGCAGTGTTCTCGACGGCGGTCAACGCACGAACATATTTGCGTTTTAATGGGCGCAACATTTGCAGATGGCCTTGCCACATAGGGGACCTTTCCGCTTCAGAGAACATATCCACTAAATGTCCTTTAGCATTTCGGCATGCCTTGGCAAGACCTTCGAGATGGGATAAAAACTCTTCCGGAAGCTCATCAACAATGATTCTCCCATTTCGAAAAGCTTCGAGATGAGACATGCCTTCCTTCGCGGTATTTTCGATTTCTTGAGCGCGTGCAGCAATCGCGGTACAACGACGAAATACCTCTTCAGCATCTAATCGTTGTGGCAGTTCACAAGCATTAGAGATCAGGGGTTTGAAAGCACCGTTAACAGCTTCCTGAACCTGATTCATTTGTTGTGTAATTGTTGCCAGCGCAAATGCGTAGCTAATCGCCATACCCAATCCCTCTGTCGTTTTAAACGACTATACACCACTTATTCAAAGTTAGCTGAGCGCTAAAAGTTCGCAAAGTTTAGTGATCATGCAACCACCTAGCAAGCGATAAAAAATCATTATTTAGTGAATGTGAACAAACTCAACACTATGCAGAAATGTAACTTTTGGTTAACCATCAACCTTTTTACACGGGAAGGAGCCGATGATTTTCGGTGCATCCATGCTGTTCTGCAGAAGCTGGACGTTCAGGAAACGCGTTTCGGTACCAGGGCGACGAATGAACTCGAAAGCGTAATTGTTACCGTCTTTGGCTGGCATAAGACCCATATCCGCCTTCATTCCATTACCGTTGCCGAGCGTTTTGATTTTCTGAGAGGTAACTGTCTCACCATTAATCCTGAACAATGAATCAGGAATCAACTCTAATTTGTAGCCACCACACTGAAGCGTGATACCGCCAGGATTCGCAGCAAATGCTAACCCCGGAAGGAAACAGAGTCCGATAACAATCCACTTTTTCACTATCCTACCTCACGCTGTAAAGACGACGCAGAACGAAGATCCGCCGCGCCACGCGCTTCGCACATCATATCCATGTACCACGCCTGGCCCCTTGTATCGCCAGTGTACATAATCCCGCGCACAATATAAACGCCATCCGTTGCGATGCTGGCAGGTTGTGCTGTGGTGCCGCTGAGCGTGATATTTCCGTCCGTGTTCTGGTCGGTGATCTGCCCACCAGCCATCGCAATATCATTGTTCGACAGCGCGGTGCGGTACACGGAAGCCTGATCCAGCTGAATAAGCCCGTTAACCCGGATGTTCGGATTAATAAGAGCGCGGACGTTTACACCGTTGCCGATAGTCTGCTGCGGCATGCCGATAAGCCCGGTGGCGCTGTTGAGCACAATCGCGTCGTGAACATACTCGTTATTCGCCACCATCTGGCGCTGACCGTCCACAAATTGCCATGTTGCGCCACATTGTCCGGCCACGTTATCCATAAGATGCAGTGTCATGCCGAACAGCACCCGCCCTCGAGGGAATACGGTAGCAGGCATTTCAGGCGTCAGTCCTTCGGTCGCGCCTTTGGCCTCAAAGTCTTTCATCAGCGCACGGTTCACATCTGCGACCGTGTAACCGGCCGCCAGCGTCTGCGAGGTTATACTGGTGGCAAATGCCAGATCCGTATCTGCTGCCTGAATCAGGACATAGGAATCAATAGGGCTGTCTTTTCCTGTGACCGAGTAGCGAATTTCTCCGCTGAAAATCAGCCCGTAGTTGCGGCCATCACTCTGGCCCACATCTGCCGCGTCGACTTCGCGCACGGTCCCGACGTCGCTTGCCGCCACCTCCGGCGCGATACCGTCGTAACCGGCAATCAGCCGCACTTTCGAAAACTCCTGCCCGGTAATTCGGTTCACAGTATCTGCCGAAAGGTTATAAATTTTGATAGTCCCTACCCGGGACGCGCTGCTGATGTTGAACCAGTCGATCGTAAAGGTGACTTTGAAATCACTTAGCTCAATTCCCTGACCGTTCCCGTCCACAAGCTGCAGCTCGAAATGTCTCATCCAGTTCTGTGACATGCTTACTCCGTTGATACCAGTAAATGACTGCGGCCACCCATATCAGTTTTCGAGGGATAATCCTGTGTGTTGTCATCGCAGACCACCACCAGCTTAAAACCAAGCCCCATACAGGCGTACTGCGCCAGCAGATCAGCGCCAGTGACGAGAGGAATACCGGAGATTACCGGCTCCCCTCTGTCGTTCTGCAGGTCCATAATCCAGTAAAGATCGCGCCATATGATGCTAATCTGCCAAGTGACACCACCCAGGACGATGCTGAACTGCTGGTTGTCCGCTGTCAGCGGAATTTCCTGAATTATCATTAGCCGCCTCCCAGTAATGACGCCACGTTACCAGTGATGCTTTTCAGCAGTGAAGTATCTGGAGGCTTTGTGGTTTTGTTGCCGCTGTTCTGTACCGCCGACGTGCTGGCCCCTTCCTTCATGTTGGTTTTATCCGCGACGGTAATCTGCTGTGTCCGGGAGATAATGACCTCCCTCAGGGTGAGGACGGCGGACAGGACGTTTTCGGTTGTCTTGTCCGTCGTCACTTCCAGCGCCCGGATCAACATGTTGCTGTACAGCCGTTTACCGGTTACCACATCGAAGGGGATACGGCTTTCCTGCAGATCCAGTAGCTCCTGATACGTCTGCTGAGGACTCAGGCCGAGCAGGCTGGTAGCCGTCAGATTACTGGCAAAATCCAGCAATGCGCCGCCACCGGCGAAACCAACCTCCATCACCACTTCTGACGGTTTTTTATAGGCATGATCAGCGACAGCGGCCCCAACCTCTACCGGATGCTCTGTTATTTCAAGCATATCTGTATGCTTCTCTGAAATAACAACACTGGGAACAATCATTCCTATTTTTCTGCTCTGCTGATGAAAAAGTGTAGAGAGAATATCCACTAACCCACCCTCACCTGATTACTTCGCATGACCTGAGCATTTGCAGACTGTTGCCGACGTGCAACCTCATTACCGACAGCGTGCGGATCTCCGCCACCGTAAATGTGGTAAGTATTTTGCTGGTTAACCTCTGTCATTTTGCCACTAATTCCCGCCACGGCAGCCTTATTAATCAGCTCTCGAGAATAGATATTTCTTCCATTTTCATGCTGGATAATGCTGCTCATCAATGCTGACATGGTTTGCGGATCGCTCATATTCAGGGCAGCCCGGGGATCCACTCCCAGTCGTTGCGATACAGCCCTGATATACGCAGTTGTGTTGTTATTATCAGACGCAGGTGCCCAGGTAGAGATAATTTTCTCCACACTGTTTATTCCCCGTCCGGCGTACAGCATTAACTGACGAGCAAGAGCCCGTAATCCATCAAAAGCAGTTTCAAATCTGGCAAATCGCCCGCCCGGGCGTTCAAGAGAAGCCCCTGCCTGACCAGCAAAATTAAGGTTTCCCGGATTGTTATTCCGTTCTCCTCGTTTCGTAGCCTGTGCATATTGTTCCGGCTCATCATCACCAAACCAGCCGCGTACCGTCCGGCCCACACTGCGGGGATCGAATCCCCAGTGCTCTTTAATCCAGTCGGCAGTACTGTTAGCGCTGTCTGTAACCATCGGCATCGCTGACGGATTTTCGCTGCCCTGATTAAGTATCTGTTTGCCGATGCTGACGGCATCAGCCCAGCGGCCATCTTTGATAGCGTTGAGCAGGTCGGCGATCATGTTCAGCATTTTGCTGAATTCGCCCATCTGGTCGATGAAGTTGCTGAAATCCCACTTCAGGGACCATGATTTGGGGTCAATATTGAGCAGTTTCGCCAGCGCTTTCGCCAGTTCATTAACAGACCCTTTCAGGTCACGAACCATCTTCAGCGCGGCATCGACCTCCGGCTTCCACTTGCCCCAGTCAATCAGGCTGTCGCCGCCTTCCTTCCAGGTCTGATAGTCCTCCCACAGAAGGGCAATCCCCGCCGCCAGCGCGGTAATGAGGCCAATCGGCGACATCCAGAACGTACTGTTCAGAATGCGCAGCGCAATCGTCAGCGCGCCAAACAGCGAGATGAGCTCCCGCGTTTGCTTATCCAGCGATTGCCACCAGGTGATGAGGCCTGATGTTCCTTCAATCAGTCTGAAGAACAGCCGCCCGATAATATCCCCGAGCGCCAGAATGCCTTTTATGGCTTTCGTCAGGGTCAGCTCGATACGAGGGAAGTTGTCCAGGATATGGCGGCGCAGGGTGTCCAGCGAACCCGCAAGCCCACCCGCAAGATTAGAGCCGATTTTGTCACGGGCCATGCCTGCCATCGCGCTAAACTCACGCAGGGAGGTCATAAATTTGTTGGAGCTTCTGGCCGCCTCGTCAGCATTGAAGCCGATAGCTTTCGCCATTGCGCTGTACTGCCCGGAGAAGCCACCCACACCCCGGCGCATCGCCATAAGGGTATTTTCGTCAATGCCCAGCATCTGCGCATACTGGTTAGCCCGGTAATACGGCATGCCGCTGAGCTTCTGGCCTACACCTGTAAAAATAGCGGCCATGTCACGCATGTTACCGCTGGCATCCCGTGTCTGTACCCCCAGACGATTCAGAAATCCCTCAGCCCCGGGGCTATTACGGATAAAACGGGCAAGGCTCTCCAGTGACCCGCGCGCAGCGTCTGCACTGCCGCCAACCTGCGAAACCGCATAGCCAATAGACTGAATTCCATGGACCGTCGCGCCGGTGCGCTGTGACGCCCAGTAAAGATTATCCAGACCGGAGGCGATCTTAGCCGTGAAGGCCACCACGGACAGTGCAGTTCCTTCGACGGCCAGCCCCATTTTGATGACATTTGCAGTTGTACCGGCGAGGACAGAACCGAACTTTTTCGCTCCTGCATCATCCACACTGAAGCCAAGCGAGACGAGGAAATCTTTAATAGTTTCAGCGTTCATTATCCTCTCTCCATTTCTCAATGCGCCGCTGGTTATCCGCTTTTACCGCCAGATGGTCATTCAAGAGAGCAATGTCGTACAAATCGACAGAGCCATCTTTAAGTGCTGTATAAGGAATTAACCCGGCGTCAACCGGATTGAGAAGGTAGGACAGCCCGTCAGGCAGGCTGTTAAACGTCAGCCCTGTTGCAGGCTCTGCGTCGTGCTGGTAAGGGGTGTAGGCAAAAAATTTCCCAGCGAATCGGCGACCACCCGCGCCACCAGATGAAGCATGACCAGCAGGTCAATATCATCAAACATCAGTTCGCCCCGGGTAAATACTGGCACCCATCCGTCCATATGACGCCGCGATACCACCGCAAGACAGGGATGAATAATCGCATCGGTGTCATCTTCGGTCAGGGAAGACAGTTCCTCAGCGATACGCGGGAGCATGGTTTCAAACACCGGTTTTAACTGCTCGAATTTCACGGTGTCGATTTTGCCATCAGCAGGCAAACGGGAGCGAATGCTCCCGAAATCTGACATCATTCCTGCCAGCACCGGCAGAAGTTTGCGGGTCACTTTCAGCTGGTCAAAAACGCTGAGTTTTGCCACGCGATATTTCACGCCTTTGATTTCGAATTCCATGTATTAAAACTCCCCGAGAACCTGGTCAATCTTGCCGCAGTCAAACACCCACGGCATCGTATTACCGGTTTCAGCGTTGGCGTTATCCGGTTGTTTCTGGAACGCAACACTGCGTGCCGTGATGATGTCGCCGCTGACCTTGTTGCGGATCACGATAACGTTATTCCCCCATGTGGCAGAAGACTGGCTCTGTGCGTTATACGCCAGCGACAATTTTTTATTTGTCGGTGATGTCTTCAGAAGGTTAACGGTAATCGTCCCGCTTTTATCTGCATGGAGACTGTGCATCACTTCGCCATCAGCACCGATGGTCATGGTGTTTTTAGGACCGCCCATCGCAACCACAATCCCCTCTTCAGAACTTGCCGAACCGTACCCGAGGTCAATCGAACCGGTCGGCCCGGTCAGCGTCGCAGTGACATCCATAAAAGAATAGGTAGACATTCACTTCCCCTTAGCGAACAACGTTAATCTGTACGTCAGCGTAATGAACCGCGCCTGCAAGTTTTATTGCAGCCTGAATCACCGGAGCCTTACGGGCTTCACGTTCTGATTGTGCCTGTTCATCCAGCGGCTGGGCGTATACGTAATAACCTTTGGGCAGCGTGTCACCTGATGACAACTGACCCAGGTCGCCACCTTTCCATACGCCCGGAGCAATCAGTCCATTCTGAACGGCCTGATCCAGTGATTTTTCAACATTTGATAACAGTCGGGTAATACCGGCTTCAGTCTGGGGAACTTTCGTGGTGCTGGTATAAAGCAGGTTATAGAGGCTGGTCTGCACATAATTCTGTAACCAGTCCAGGCCGTGGCGTTCATCAAAGAAATCGCCGTTAGCCATCACTCCCTGCTGGAGGATAGCTGTATCATTCTGGTAGTACACGAACACATTGCAGTTTTTTGCATCAAGTGCCGATGCCTGGCTGACTGTCAGTGTTTCATACCCGACCCCCGGCTCCTGCTTAAACTTGAGCGTAATCGCGGTATTACTGCCATTGAAATTAACCGTGAATGCCCGGCCAAATGCAGATAACGCAGCGTATTTATTACCCGATGAATACTGAATAAAACTGCGTGAATATCCGGCGGTTTTCAGTTTTGATGCCAAATCATCTCTGGATGCAGTCTGCAGGCATTTCTCATCGCTTGTCGTAATCGCCAGAATACGGCTTACAGAAGAGGATTCGATCGCCGCAGCCACTTTCAGCCAGTCTGCATCCGGAATATCTTCATCGTCTGCAATCCCCAGTCCATACCATGAAGTATAATCAAGCATGGCATTCACAGCCTGCTCCAGCGTCTCAGGCGTGGCCTGTTCGCTGTCTCCCTTCGTTTTCACCCAACGACCGACAAAAACCTCCTGAGGTTTCGGTGATTGTGAGAAAAACACCTGCGCAGCTTTATATTCTGGTGATTCCACGCCAAAATCTTTTCCAATATCTTCCGCGGCAGAATAACGACGAATGCGCTCACTTACCGGAATGATTGTGGACGGGCCGAGAATGAGTAATGCACCAAAATTTCGCCCTGATGCTGCACGCGGCGACATGATCACATCAACATTAACAACGTTTGATACAGGCAAGCCCTGTGCCATAGCTTAATCTCCGAAAAAGATGACTGGTGCTTCCACCAGCGATTTAATACCGTACTCGCGCACAACCTTCCGGCGCAGGCACACCGTCATATCGTAGCGGCGGACCCATTGCTGATTAATAAGTTCAGGGAAGGGAGTCAGACCTGTGTAATCGCCAAGAGACAGCCCCAGCGCATTCAGTGCTGCATTGTTCTGCGGCACAGATATACCGTCACGAAACCGGGACGCATACACCATCCCCGCCGGTCCATAAAACGAAGCCATACACTCAATCGTTTCATGCCGCCAGAGCTGAGAGCCATCATCGGTCTGTCTGGTGAATGCCGGACTGTCATCACCTGACCATCCGATAACCCCAAACGCACACCAGTTCGTTTCAACCGGTAGCAGTGGCGGCTGCTCTTTCTGCCAGCGCGGGCGAACCATCCCGGCAGACAAACCGGAAACGTTACGCATCCACTGGCTTAACAGCCTGTCGAGCGCTTCGTCATAATCCGGATCGCCACTGGTTGGTATTAACCATCCGCGCTCTGTACTGGTGTTATTGCTCAACCGGAGTTCCTCCATCAAACGGCATCAACTCACAATGCGCCTGAACGAATCCGGCCCCATAAGCTGTATACGGGTCGACGAAGGTCACACGATAATCACGGCCCTGATACGTCACGATATCGGCATCACGGCCAGTCTGTCCCTGCGTCAGTCGCTCAGTCGTCACAATCAGAATTGCACCGCTGATTACCTGCCCTGCCTGCATACGGCGGTTTTCCAGAGAGCGATCAACAGTTACGACTCCGGCAAACTGCTTTTTAACTTCACTGTCGCTGCCGATCCCGTCCTCATCCACCGTTTGCACTCGGCGTGTTACCCACAAATTGAAGTCGCAAAAATCGGGGTCAAAAAGCACATCTGTTACATCAAGAGTCGGCATCTTTATCCCTCACTACATGGGTAATAGCTCTGCGATATTGCCCGGTGTCAATTAATGGTTTCGCCAGATCGGTTCCGGGAGATTCGCCAGCAACACGCCGGGCAAGTTCCAGTGTTGCCCCCTTGCGCCCCCGACGAGCCCGGGCTTCAACAGTGCTGTCAGCAAGCGGCGTAAAGCCGGTAATAGTCATGTAACGCCTGACGCCATTAGCAGCCAGCGTTCCGGCACGGTTGAGTGCGCGTTCTGCTCCCGCAGCATTACCATCAAGAGCAGCCTGTGCCGCGGTTTTGAGCTGCGGCACCGTCTGCTCTTCTGCCGATTTAACGCCGGGGACCAGGTGAGGTCGTGGCGGGATGTTCTGCTCTGGTGAGCCGTATTCGTTGAGGTAACCGATGCCCGCATTACCAAACGGAACATCATCCCGCCCGCTGTCTTCCGAAGGGATGCCGACCAGCACATCTTTTTTGGTTAACGACCTGAGCGCATCCAGAATGGCCTTAGCGTTATCCACCCTCGTTGTTACACCGCTTTTGAAACTCATAGCTGGCGACCGCCTGCACCGAACATCGTGATCAACTGATAAAATTCAGCGCCATATCGGGTGTTATTCCAGAAACCTGCATCAGGATTCAGCGTCGCGCTGGTGTCATAGCTGACGCTTACCTTATCCACGGACTTTGAGGACTGAACACCATTGGTTGAACCGCCCGGACCACCAGCCAGCATCGCTCTGCTGTCTGCCGCCCAGAGCGTCATGTAGTGCGCAACGAACAATCCGGCAAAGTACGGAAACAACTTTTTGCCGGTGACGTTTTCACTCAGCAGTTCATCGGCCAGATTCAGACGGAACCCGATTTGGGCGTCGGGATATTTTGCCGGGTCAGCAAACTGCGGGAAGTCGCGGCGAAAATCACTTACCGCTGGCAGACTTTGATTCTTTGGCATCTTTAGCCCCATTACCGCCAGTCCGGGCGGCAGTAATCTGCGCCTGCAGGCTGTCGTTCTGCTCCTGCAGTTTGAGCAATGCATCTTTCAGATCGGCAATCAGCTTATCTTTGTCGGCAATCTGCGCTTGCAGGCCGTCGATAATGGGTTGCAGATCATCGGTGTCGCTAATCACGCTTTCGGAAAGCTCAGAGTGCGCCTGGGTGAACCAGTGCGACGCGACCTCTTCCGGTACGTTATGCCGTCCCCGGCCAAACTCCTGTTTTGACTGATCGCCGAGCGTCAGCGTAAACGGGGTGTGAACATGGATGGTAACCAGCTTTTCTTTCGCCATTTCAGTTTCCTTCAGGCCCATTTCGGGGCCATTCTGGTTATCAGATACCGTCCACATAGGACAGAGTTTCTTTATACACTGGCTCGACTGCACCCAGCTTGCCGTAGTAAGTGACGATCTGATACAGACCGCGATACTGCACCGGCACGCTCTGAAGCGGAACCAGCGGGTAGCGGACGTATTTTTTATCGTTGGTGTACGCAACCATGCGATCCTTATTCCCCACACCACGGCCTTTCAGCCATTTAACCGCGCGGATATTCAGCGGAACACCGTTCTGGTGATAGCTGATGGTGTTGGTCTGAAGGTACGTCAACAGGGACTGGTTACCCGCAGATGAAACGATGATGCTGGACAACAGAGCAAACTGCTCAGGCGGGATCAGCAAATCACGCGGAACCACAGAGTAACCGGAAGCGGCCCACGCATCAGACAGCACCTGGTTAATGCTTGCGCGGATTTCGTCCGGTGTTGAGGTTGCCCACGTTTTGGCAGCGTTGTTGACAGGCACGCCGTCCAGGGTAACAAGGCCTTTCAGGTTTAATGCGGAATCGCCAACATACACCTGTTCATCGTTATCCATCTGCCATTTCAGTTGCATCCCGTCATACTTCTGCGTATCAATCGGGCGTCCGACCTGCTGAGCAGCCTGCAATTCTATGACCGTCCAGCCAAGTTCCATCCCCCACAGGTTCAGCGGGTTACCGGATTTGCCGATATCCACGTTCACGCCAGCAATAGCGGTTGAGTCTTTGCCTACCCAGTTTTTGCCATTCGGATTTGCACCAGTACCCGCAGCGGCGAAGCTGGTATTCGTCCAGCTGGAAATGTCATCTGCGATGGAGACATCTTCACGCAGTTGGATATCGCGGGTCCAGGTGTACCCCACCAGTGGCAGATTCAGCGTCTGGTCGAGTCGCTCCAGCTCCCCGATGAGAAAGACACCAGAGCTGTCAACGGTTGCCTGATCAAAAGTAATCATTCGTCTGTTCCTTAAATCTTCCAGGAAATTTCTGCATTGCCGTTAGCATCACCGGCACCTGTGAATTCAGCGTTGGTCAGCACCACGTTTTTGCCACTGACTGACGTGGACATGAATCCACCCAGCGGCACTTTGATGGATTCATCAGTGGAGACGACAACGTATACCGGGTCGCCTTTTTTGATGGTGCTGGCATCAAAATCAGAACCGAGATTAACGGTCACGTAGCCACGTTTCATGGCGTCGCCCGGGAAGTTCTTGCCACTCCCCACCTGGCGAACCATGTCCGGCTGCGAAGTGGTCGGATAAGGGCGCACGTAGATCCCCTTCACCTTGTCTGCGGTATCACCATCTGCCAGCGGCACGAAAAAACCGTCATCATCGTATTTACCAGCCAGGCCATAGGCAGCGAAGGCGTTATCGGATTTAAGGACCACCGGTTCGACGGTTAAGTCCTGCGGGCGAGAGATAGCCCCGGCAATGCCAACAGGCATCCGGTACAGAAATACATTATTCATTTTTTACCCTTTACGGTTTGCCCAGAATTCAGCGTTTTGTTTGTTCAGGGAAGCGATACTGGTCATGCCCATGTTTGGGCGCTGTGCATCGCCGGTGGTGGCGCGGGTGTTTCGCCCTTTGGCAATCTCAGACACGGCATTAAACGCCATGTCGACCGATTGTTTCGGCAATTTGCGGATATCCGCATCACCGACGATCTGGCGAACCAGCGTTTTATCTGCGGAAGCCAGAACCTCGCGTTTGAACGCGGTCGGTTTCATCTTACGGCTCAGATCGATACCCGGAACGATAACTTCGGCACGCCAGGCTGAGTCACCAGTAATCGTGGTTTCCTCTTCATCGTCCTCGCCGTCACCGGTCGGATTATCGTCAGGCTTATTATCGTTATCGCCCGTGGCATTTCCTTCCAGCTTAGCCAGCAGGGCTTTCAGTAATGTTTTGAGGTCATCATCACTGTCGCCGGTTGGACCTCCACCCATCTCTGGTGCTTTGTCCGGTAGTGGTTGCTGCGGGGACAGGTTGATATTGAGATTAACGCCCTGCGGCAAATCCCCCTCATCTCCTGTAACCGATGCGGGAGCCGACTCCACCAGTTCGTTCATGGTGTCGGCATCTCCTGTCTTGATGGCCGCACGCATGCGGTTCCACCAGTTTTTCTTTTGATTTGCCATTGTGTCTCTGTCTCCAATTGCACAACGATTTCCGGCTCTGCCTTTAGGGACAAGAGCCACATGGTTTCCGGTAATATCGACCTGCTCAGCTTTACCTGGCTCGGTCTGCTCGTACTCCGCGTCATAGCCGCACGACACTTCGCGCAGGCCATCTTCGATAAGCTGAATGGCGTTTTCGTCTTTGACGATAAGGTCAGCCAGCATCAAATCAGACTGCTCACCCGTCCCGCGCCGGACATTCTGGAGGTGCCCGACAGCAAGCTCTTTCCAGTTCTCGGGATTTACCAGCCGCACATTCCCGTTTTCATCTTCAGGATGCAGAATCGTGATGCTCATCCCTTCGAATGAGGCAAGCGTGGCCGGATGGAATACCTGCTCAGGAGAACGCGTGACGACTATTTCACCGAACTTATCGGGTTTCAGTTTTGGCAGGTCATCAGCACCATAGAGCTGCTTACCTGTTCGTCCTATCGGCACGTCTCTGCACAGCAACGAGCCGTCAGCCAGCTGATAGCGGGTTTCCCCCAGCCGGGTATTGAAAAAATATTTCATGTGTTACCTGCGATTCAGGCGGGATAAGATTGGGAGGTGGGAAAAACGATTTCTTTATAACAACGACAATTCGGGAGCTCGCCAGCGTGACCGGTCATGCCGTCAAGCGTTGGAGGTTTGCCCCATTCGACAAATTTACCTTCCATTTCCCGATGAGAATGCCTGACGTCACCATCTTCGGCTGTACGCCAAATATAACCATTCGAACCAATTGACAGCGCACGCGCCTGATCCAGCGCGCCGGTTGCACGTCCAAGTTCAGTACGGGCAATCAGGTCAGCTCTGGACTTTGCTATATCACCCGATGCGGCTATTTCTTTAGCAAAATGTTCTGCTCTCCCACCGGTCACAACAGCTTCTATCGCCCGATTCTGGATGTCGTACACCCTGTCAGCCGCCTCGAGGGGGAGCGATTTGATGTACTTGACCTGTTCGGCGATGATGGATTGCATCACCTGGCCCACAGGAGCGCTTTCCACAAGATTGCGGAGCTCGCGACTGATGTTCTTGCTGTGTTGCCGCCAAACTTTCTCGTTCTGCCGGGTTAGGTCCGCAGTAAAGTTTTCCGCGACCTTTGTCGCCCAGGGGGTGATGATTTCACTGTAGCGTTCCAGCGCCTCAATAATTTCCGTGATACTGTCATTTGAACCATCGTAGCGACCATTTACGATGTCTCCGACCGCCCGCGCTATCTGCCGTAGGCTCGTTCGATATCGGATCTCCGCCTGGCGGCTCTGGCGGTTTGTCGTCAAGTTCGCCGATGCCTGGCGGCGCTTCGTCTTCGGCATTCTCGATATCCTCGTCGGTAATAGATGCCCCGATGCCGGTGACATCAGAGTTTTCGCGTAGGTCGGTCATTGCCGCCTTACGCGTCATCAATCCGTCGCCCAGCGCGGTGCTGATCGCGGTGGTGGTATTTACGGCCACCGTTGAGCGGTCAACGTCAGACATTTGCCAGAGCGGGTTAAACTCAAACGTGAAATCGTCCGGCAGCGGCTTGCCAAGCTCCGAACGATGCATGATGTCCAGTATCCGACGCATCGGCAGCCGTAAGCGGCGTTCCTGCAACGAGCTCACCCGGTCGTAATAGTTGGCGAGGTCTGCGTCACCGGTAGAGAAGCCTTTCGGGGACTGCCCGAAAAGGCGCACCAGCGGGATACCAACAGCGCCACTAATCTGTTCTGCAAACTGTGAAAGGATGTCATCCAGACCACTGAAGCTGTACTGATGAGTTTCAAACTTATCCCGCGAGTCCATGAGCGTCATGCCTTCATTGCTCTGGAACTGTCGAATCAGGTCTATATTCTTCAGCAACGCTTCATACGCAGGACCACCAAGTGCGATAAGCTCGCGTAGCTTCTCCACGCTGTAGGTACGCAAATGCGCTTTGTAGACCAGCTGCGCCGCGCCGACAGTAGCGCTGTCGAACGCGGTAAGACGATCCCAGATACGCTCTACAACCGACATTCCCCATTCGTTCTCGGTCATCTTCTGCTGAAATGGCAGCGTGACGCCATCAAAGCGAATCAGTCGACTGTGATGAATGCGCCAGGCAGGAATTCCCGTTGCTGTGGTCACCACATCGTAAAACTCAGGTTTACCCAGGTCCGGCCCCATATCTTTAATGCGGCGGGTCAGTACCGGGTCAATCATCCAGCGGTCGAGCGGGAGAATCCCCTTAAACTTGCCCTTACCGATGGTTTCGGGTCGCAGCGGGGTCATTGGTGCCTGCCCCTCGATCATGATGAAGCCGACCGCGCCGCCGTAGAGGCGAGACCATTTCAGCACGTCATTCAGCGCATCCCAGATTTGCAACTCATCCAGTTGTGATTCGAGAATGCCACGATCTTTTGCATCAATTTCCGAAGTGATGCGAATGCCTTTGCGGGTCATATCATCCGGGATAGCATCGACTGCTTCGCCGATGATCCAGGATGAACGATAGGACCATTCCACCAGCATGCGGTTACGACTGGTGAAATTAGCCCGGTAGGTGGATGCTGAGTGCTGGTTAGGTGTCTGCATCCCTACGCGGGCAATAAAATTCTCATAACCATCAGCTGTGGCCTGCGCAGTTCGCCGCAGGGCTTGTTTGTTTCGTGCCATCAGGCCTGTCTCCCTAGCAGCTCCCAGATGTTCAGGGCTGAATTCATTGGGGCATAGTTGATCATCACCGAGTCGGCAAGGTTTGGCGACCGGGTTCCATCAGGCTGTTTATCAATAACGATTTTTCCCACACCATTAATGGAATAGGTCGGCTGCGAAAGCTCGATGATGAGTTTATCTTTGAGCGCCATGCTACTGCTGATTGAGATGATTTCGTCCGGGTTGTAAGCCATACCTTCAACCACGGCGCGCCAGGTATTCTGAAAAAGTTTACGTAACCGCCACCAGCTCTGGGCTTTGGCGTTAGCGAAGAAGTCCTTGTTCAGACGTGCGGCTTGCCCGTTGTCCCCGCGAACAGCTTCATCATCCGGATCAAATACCGCGCCACTACCTCGAAACGGTGTGGCGAGTATTGACGGTCGGCGCGCAGCGTTACGCAGTTCGTTGATAGCGCGCGCATCGCCGCGAACGCCAGCGCCCAGCCCGTCCTCGTCAAAGCGAAACTCTTCGAGGTTGTCCTGTTCGCAAAAACCGAAGACCTTCTCGACGGACTGATAAATGTCGCTGCCCACACCGGACCATTCCCGCACATTTTCCAGGAGGAAGCCATGACGGGTGGAAAAGGCATTTTTGTCCCTGCCTTCGTCGGCGACATCCATCGCGCCAAGTCGTTTGCCTGTTGGCTGGATACCCAGTTTGATATGCGCATCAACGGCAGCCTGTACCCATTCTGATGGAATCAGGACGCCTTCCGCTGATGCGCTGTAGTTCAGATCAAGTTCCTGTGCCACCACCACCGGATTATCGATTTTCTCGCATTCCCTGCGATACCACTCTTCATCCTTGCGAGGATCATCCCGCCAGTGGAATGTGAATACCGGTATCTTCCCGCCATGACGCTTCTGAGCGAACGGGTTAGCCATGCCGTTAACTGAACTCAGGTCGATACGGCAACGCGTCGTTTGTGACAACGCCGCATCAATCAGCAGAGGACGCTGAAGGAATGCAGCCTCATCAACCAGATAAAGCGTGGTACGGTCACCACGACCAATATTATCGCCAGCCTCGCCTTTGATAACGGCACCAGTTTCAGGAAACTCAACACGCATATATGGCGCATGCTTCTTCTCGCTCCACGAACCGCGAAACTCTACAGGTAGCGTTTCCACGAACTTGCGCGCCTTCCAGAACAATGCTTTCGGGTCACCGGTGCTGTCGACGTATTCCTCTTTACGGGAACCGAAACCGATAACCATTTCTTTGTTGAAGAGACAAAGCGAGCAGGCCAGTCCGATCGCGGTCCAACTGAGCCCCATTTCACGGGATTTTTCGGTAATACCATTCTCCCGATTGCTCCAGCGTTCCATAATCCAGTGGATCCACTCCTCCTGCTTAGGGAAGAGTAAAAACGGAATGGTCACCGGCAGGCCATAATCAATATTACGCGGGTCCGTTGTCATGCCCCAGTCGATGATGAACTGAGCCGGATTGGTTCGGTAAAACTGTTTTAGTGCAGGCAATATTTCAGGATTCTGGCGAATGCGCTGTAGGCGTTCCATCCGCCATTCAAAAACCATCTGGTAATCAGGATGTTTAAAATCGAAGGGGAATGGTAACGGCATACTTAGCCCATCATTTTTCTATACGCCTCTGCAGCCTGCTCCGGCGTTAAGTTGGTAATTTCTGTTCTGACTGGTCCTCCATCAGCGCCAGTCACTTCATTTTTGACGTTGTCTTTAAACGCCTGAACAGAAACATGGCGCCCAAGTAACTCAAGGTTTTTAACCTTATCAGGCCATTTGATTTTCTTCAGAAGTGCGGCGCTATCTGCGGATACCATCTCCACGACATCCATTCCTGATAGCGTTGTGCGCCATACCTTAGGCCAGTCTTTAATGGGTTTTAGCTCACCGTTTTGCAGGAGAATGTCGAGCACATCCATCTGGTCGATTTCAAGAAGGCGATTAAGTACATATTCTGCATTAATACCAACAAGATCATTGCGTTGCGCTTTCAGTTCGGCGATTCTTAACTTGATGTCAGGTTTTGACAAGTTTTCGGATGCGGTACGGTTAGCTGTCTTTGCGCTGTACCCCGCCCGAATAGCCGCTTGCGTGGCGTTTAAATCGATGAGGTACTCGCGACAGAACATTTCTTGCTTGTCGGTGAGTGCCATTACTTTTCCTAACACTGAGGTAATTTATTCTTGGACAGTTACTACATAACTATCAATGCAATACAAATCATGCTTGCGAAGAGCAATGGTTTTTACTTGATCGCCTGGTCTAATCAAAACCGCACAGCAAGCTCGAAAGAAGAGCTTGCTCGTATTTTGGCGTCAGAATTTAGTATCACTAATCTCGAAGCTACCAACTACGTTGCCGATCTGAACTAACTTTTTTGTGGCCATCAAATCGGAACTGCTGTAGTTGATGGCCAATCATTCCTGCTAGCTAATTCGTTACTCTGTTGTTTATTCTGCTGGTTTTTCTGTCTACTCTGCAGGTATCTTCAACGACTCATTCCAAATGGTCAGGTGGTTATTGTGCGCTGAGATGCGCGTTGAAATTCAGATGTGAAAAGGCCCCGCTAAAAGCGAGGCCATAAATCACTTAATATCTTATTGAGGACGCTGGAGTAATCCGTGCTGAGCGAGAGTTAGAGCAATGTCATAAGACCCTTGCCTGTCTTTATAGCAAGTTTTATCAACTAGCTCAGCTTTGCTAATTCCGGGTAAATCAAGAATCAGATTCGCAACTTCAATTGCCCTTTGGTACAACTTACCGATCTTTTTCTCCCCATGATGTGGTTTTACATTCTTCAGATAACCGCTATCCGCCAGAGCGAGAAACGTTGCCCTTGGGCATCCCTTCTTTCTTGCCGATTCGCTTTCTGTAACCTCAGCGACAGCAGCATCCCATGCATCACGCGGGGATATTGAATTATCAGCAACCAAATAATAAGCAATTAAAGCGGCGCGCGCGTATTGAGACATAATGCATCCATATACAAAAATCTTATGATAAGACTTTTCTAATATGAACACTGTGATCTCACATACTCTTGCAGGCCATTCAATTGGTTAGTTATGGTTTCGATGCGCTCTCTGAGAACGAAATAATCCCGTTGAGCGGTGTCAGTAAGTCTGGGGCTGGCGCCATCATCCACGCCGGAGGCGGCGGTGGTTTTATGCATGTCCGGACAGACTGCTTTGACGCGCAGCCACTTACGACCAGCAGAAACATCAGCACGAATACTTTCGATAGTCGCGTTAGCATCAGCAAGCTCCTTTGTGTATCTGGCGTCGAGTTCTGCTACATCACGTTGACGCTTCTGCATGTCAGCGATGATGTACGTGGCTTTATCGCGCTGCTCTTTGTAGGCGATGGCGTTATCACGGTAATGATTAACAGCCCATGACAGGCAGACGATGATGCAGATAACCAGAGCGGAGATAATCGCGGTTAACCTGCTCATTGCTGCCCCCACAAACAGACTTCACGCTCAATCTCACGGCGAGTCATCAGCCCTTTCCATTGCTTACCGCCAGCGTATGTCCAGCGACGTAGCTGGTCACATGCGCCTTTGATATCGCCCTGGTTTATTTTGCGAAGAAGCGTCGATGTTCTGAAATTGCCAGCACCCACGTTGTAGACGAACGAGTAAAGAGCGCCGCGCGTTGTTTCCGGTATATCGACTTTGATGTACGGGTTAATTTGTCTGGCGACCGTGGCAAGGTCTTTATTCAGGAGGGCTTTGCATTCTGCTTCGGTATACGTTTTACCGGGAATGATGTCTTTTCCTGTATGCCCGTAACATACAGTCCATACACCAACTATGTCTTTGTAAGGATTATGTCTCACACCTTCCAGACCATCGTTACCACTTGGGCCAGTGATTAACACAGATGCTATGGCAATAGCCCCGCCACCAATAGCAGCAGCAACGGCTTTTCGTAATGATGGAGGCATTATTCACCTCTCGCAGCCTTTCGTCTGTCTTCTCTGATTTTGAAATACAGATTTGTCAGATAAGTGAGAAAACCCAACACAAGGCTTCCAAGCACTCCAATCGCAGCCCACTGTGACGGACTGACCTGATCCAACCACTGCAAAAACCAGTATCCCGCACTACCAGCAGATGTTCCGTAGGCAATGCCAGTTGAGATTTTGTCCATTGATTTCATAGCAACGCCTCCGCCAGTAACGGATTGCGTAGTTCTTATATTGGGAAGGGGAAAAAAAGAAGGCCGCAGCGTAACTATCACTGATGAATTCATGATAGCCAGTGGCTACGGCTCAGTTATGGTGCTGGTTAACGGACTTGAACCGCTACCCATTCGCTTACAAGGCGACTGCTCTACCATTGGAGCTAAACCAGCATATTTGGCGGGACAGCGTGGACTCGAACCACGATAAGAAGGTTAACAGCCTTCCGTAATGACCTTTATACGACTGACCCAAATAAAAAAAGCCACCGTTGCAACTTAAGAGTCACTAACGGCAGCTTATGCGAATAGTGTTGCTCATTTGCTCAATGATGTCAACACGTTCTATGCTACATGTTTAATTTTCTCTACACGTTTCCGGTTTTTAAACGCACCATCCAGAACCGGGTAAATCATAAACAACGAGGCATTGAGGATTTCGTCAACTTCCCGTCGACAGGTTGCGAGCGATGGTTTTTGAATGCGCCCGCCGCCCCGGCATAACATCTTGCGAGGTCTTGCGACGCGATGATAGTAAGATGCAATGGCGTGCTTGGAAGAGCCGTGGGCGTAGTAGCTGAGGAGGATGCCAAAGGCTTTCTTGTCAATGTACATGACGGAATCGACGACCTGAGAAATCAACATTCCATCATCATCATTACACATTGGCCTTGTCATAACTCTTCCCGGCTCTACGCTCTCCATGAACTTAGCTATTACGCTGCTCATGCGCTTTTCCAGACGACCTGAATAAACCCATGCGCCCCACAGTTCAAGCCAGCCATTCAGCCACTCGTGCTGTTCTTTGGTGAGGTTTAGTTCTCTTATGCCCACGCGCCTTCTCCCTGTACCTGAATCAATGTGAGATTTCCGCAGAACACTGCCCCAGTATCGATATACATCTGGTTGGCAAATTTGAGTGGTTTCACTGCTGGCGTATGACCAAAGATAAACGTGTCCGCGCCTTTAATTTCTTTAACGATCCCGTCTTGTGAGTTGCTGATTCGTTCGCGGTTCCAGATTACCTGCTGATGATCAACTGGCTTTCCAAATTCGTATTCGTCACAAGGATAATCGGCGTGGCAGATGACATATTTTTTACCTTTGCTCACCAGTTCGATGATTAACGGAAGTTCTTCTGCTTTATGGGCAAGAGCTTTAGCCAGAATTTCTTTGTCGTAATCGAGATTAAAGAACCAGCCACCGCCATTAAGCAGCCAGTGATTAACGTTTCCACGCTCTGATAAGCCATCAATCATCATTTGCTCATGGTTTCCACGTACAGCTCTGAACCAGGGGGAATGTGATTAATTCCAGGCATTCAACGTTCTCTGCACCACGATCAACCAAATCGCCCACCGAGATAAGCAGGTCTTTTTCGTTGTCGAATCCAATCGTATCCAGTTTGTTCATCAGGTTCGTGTAGCATCCGTGCAGATCGCCAACTACCCAAATATTTCGGTATTTGCTGCCATCAATTCTTTCGTAGATATTCATGCAGCCTCACTTCTGCTGTTTCGCAGTTTTTTAAGTTTCTGTTGATACTCCGCCTTGATCGCCTTGCACTCTTCGATAGTCCAGCGATGGCGGTTATGGTTTGATTCGATTTCGTCTACTGCTTCCTGCCCGATGCGGCTAATCAGTTCGACGCGATACGGAACGAGATTTCCGCTTTTGTGCTGGTTGCACACCACGCATTGCTTGTGAATATTGCGTTCATCAAATCGGAGTTGAGGTGCCGCAGCAGTTGTCCGGTAATGTCCGGCATCCCACTGAGCAGACGTGATCGTTCCGCATGAGATACATGGTAAGTCGCGGTCTCTTTCTCTGATGAAGGCGTTTACGGCTTGTTGGGCTTGTTTAATCCAGTAACTGCGGGGCTTTAAGGCGAGTTTTCTAATCTTAAGTTTATCTTTCTGTTTCTGCTCCTCTCGTCGTCGTTTCTTCTCTGCTGCTTTTTCCGCTTTTTCGCGTTCTTTACTTCGTCGTTCGAGTGCTATCTTGGTTCCACACTCTGGAGAGCACCACCACTGATTAGCGAATGCAGGGTGAAACCATTCCCGACATTCATCGTTTTTACATCGTCTTCGCGCTGGTTTAGCCATCATCTTCTTCCTCGTGCATCGAGCTATTCGAATCGCTCATCAGCTCTGCACAGCAGTACTCACACACGTGAACTTCCAGCACATGCAGCTTCTGACCGCAATTAGCGCACGTTAAAGCCCGCTCGACGCTTTCTTGTTCGTAACTTCGATTTGGGTCAATCACCTTGTATTCCTCGCACGATGTCTTAGCCACCGGATATCCCACAGGTGAGCCGTGTAGTTGAAGGTTTTTACGTCAGATTCTTTTGGGATTGGCTTGCGTTTATTTCTGGAGCGTTTCGTTGGAAGGTATTTGCAGTTTTCGCAGATGATGTCGGTGATACTTCGTCGCTGTCGTCTCATGCCGCCCTGTCTCCCCATCGCGCTTTCCATTCGAGAGCCAGTCGCGCTTCGTCCGACCACTTAACGCCACGCTCTGTACCGAATGCCTGTATAAGCTCTAATAGCTCCGCAAATTCGCTTACACGCATCCTGCTGGTTGACTGGCCTATTACCACAAAGCCATTCCCGGCAAGGTTAGGAACAACATCCTGCTGCTTTAATGCTGCGGTAAACACACACTTCCAGCTTTCTGCATCCAGCCAGCGACCATGCCATTCAACCTGACGAGAGACGTCACCAAGGCAAGCCCAAAGCTTTCGATTCTGGTCTAAGCTGCGGTTGCGTTCCTGAATGGTTACTACGATTGGTTTGGTTGGGTCTGGAAGAATTTGCTGTACCGCGTGAATAGCGTTTTGCTGATGTGCTGGAGATCGAATTTCAAAGGTTAGTTTTTTCATGACTTCCCTCTCCCCCAAATAAAAAGGCCTGCGATTACCAGCAGGCCTGTTACAAGCTCAGTGATGTAGATGGTCATACGTCAGCCCCTTGTGCATATCGTCTGCCACGAGCAGCAGGTGCATTTGATGCTGTGCAAATCTGTCTGGCTTCATCCTGGTCACATGCAACAAAGTGTCCGTTGCAGAACCGCTGGTAAACCGTACCAAGTGAGCCAAAACGGTTTTTCGTCACGATGATTTCAGCAAATGGCGCGGCGCTACTGTTCTCGTCATATACCGCTTCCCGATAGAGCATGATGATTGAGTCTGCGTCCTGTTCAATGCTTCCTGAATCACGCAAATCTGCGTTTGTCGGGCGTTTGTTTGGTCGCTTCTCAACATCGCGCGAAAGTTGACTTAGGGAGATAACAGGCGTTTTCAGGTCTTTCGCCATCGCCTTCAGGCTTCCTGAGATGTGAGCAATTGCGAGGTCGTTGCGGTCTGCTTTCGGCTTCTCAATCAGGCCAAGATAATCCGCCATGATGAGTGACAGATTTGGATTTTCCTGTTTGTGCCGTTCTGCGATTGAGCGAATTTCTTCGACCGATAACCGCGAGGCATCGACTACCCATACATCCAAATCTGCAAGCTGACTCATGCCGTTAGCAACACGTGCCCAGCCCTCGTCATCCATCGATGCAGGATTTCGCAGTACGCTAACCGACATCCTCCCGGCGTTGGCAATGCTTCGCTCTGCAATCTGCAATGCGCTCATTTCCATTGAGAAAATCAATACCCCGCGCCGGACGTCAGAACCAGGAATAACGCGGCTTGCAACGCCTTCGGCAATCTTCAGCGCCAGTTCGGTTTTCCCCATACCAGGACGAGCAGCGATTATCACCAGGTCTTCCGCGTTCATCCCTCCGGTGATGGCATCAAGTTCTTCGATTCCGGTCTTCAGGGTATCTGACTCTTCTCCGTTCCTCAGACGCCTGTCAAGCGTGTCAGTGTAGTCGGTGATGATTTCCCCTAACCGTACAGGTTTAACCTCGTCACGGGGCTTTCTGATGGCTGAAAGACGCTTTACAAGCTCATCCATCGCCTGACTCGATGCGTCGATGGTTCCGCTCTGAATTGGTTCACGCATTTCATCCATGATTTCCAGCACCAGACGGCGGTGATAGTTATCCGCGACCATTCCGGCATATCCCTTCAGGTTTGCGGCACTCGGGCAGTTTTTGCTGGTCATCAGGATTGACGTGAAATGCTCCTCTCCGCACGCCTCGGCGACCATCAGCGCGTCGATTAAATTTCTGTTTCGCGCCTGCTTGCGGATAACCTCGAAGGCTTTCCGGTAGAGCGGAATTGAAAACGCTTCCGGCTCAAGCGTTGCCAGAACGTCACTGGCAGTTGGTGTTAATCCACCAATCAGCAGGCCACCGATAACGCTCGCTTCGATATCCTGTTTCATGCAATCCCCCTGTCTGCAAACTTCCCTTCACGAACTCCCGTTAACGAATCTTCTCTCAGCAGGTAATCAAAATCAGCCGTCCAGCCCGTGTCGTTGTCTCCGAAGTAAAACGGCTTGGCCTGATGCACAAACGCCCTGACATACGCTCTGAAACCGTCCACGTTTGGCGTTTTCAGTTGCGGGATGATTTTCTTCAGGCGGCGTTTTCGTTTCTCGTTGACCGCAACAGCGTGTGGAAGTCTGTCACCGACTTCGGTGTTGTAGGCGTTCAGGAAGGATTCGTAGTCGATTCGTTCTGCCTTGCGACGTTCAGGTTTAACCTGCCCATCGCCGCCCCCGTTAGGGGGTAAGGGGGTATTTGTATTTATTGTCTTTTGTATATTGTCTTTTGTGTTTAGCTGACTTGGCTTATACCCATTAGCCGACTTGGCTAATGTTTTATTAGCTGTTTTAGCTAATGTTAAGCTGTCCTGGCTAATCCACTGAGAAACCACCTTGTTCACTCCGATTTTCACGCCATCAGCAATGAGGAATTTACGCTCAATAAGCTGGCGCTTGGCAGCGCAAACATGAGTGTGATGAATACCTGTCATGGCTGCTATCTGCGTGTTTGTGAGTCGATCCATCGGCTTATTGAATCCGTATGTCTTGCGCATGATAGCGAGCATCACCTTCAACTGCCGGACGGTTAAATCAGCCATCAGCAGACTGTCGGTAATCTCGTTAGCAACGCGCATGAAACCATCTTCGGTATCTGCCACGCGATGCTCCACGACCTCCAGTTGAGGCCTGTAATCAGCTAACTTAACGACGCCCATGTTTCACTCCTGCTTTGGCTAGTCTGTAAACACCAACAAGGCGTTCTGCGAACGCCCTGTTATTTGCTGCGGCTACCACTAATCCCTCAGGTGAATCAGGGTGTCGAATCTCTTCTTTTTCCTGGTATTTCTTACGACGTTTTGTCATAATTACTCCTGTGGATTGATCCAGTCTTTCTACATCAGGCCTCGAAGAATTCGCCGTTCTTCGGGGCTTTTTCTTTTGTCAGCATTCTGGCTACTTGCTTAGCCAGTTCCGCCAACTCCTCGTCTTCAACACCCCATTCAAGAACAGCCAGAAGCATTCCCATTTTTGGGATGAAGCTGTCTTTCCATCGCGAAATTTGCGATTCATTAATCCCTAACGCGTCGGCAACCTTTCGCTGACCACGTACAGCAATTCGATTCAGGATGTTGCTTGTAATTGCATTCGCTTTCTTGCGAGTACTTGTAAGTTGCATATGTAAGTATTTCCTTAGATAACAATTGATTGAATGTATGCAAATAAATGCATACACCATAGGTGTGGTTTAATTTGATGCCCTTTTTCAGGGCTGGAATGTGTAAGAGCGGGGTTATTTATGCTGTTGTTTTTTTGTTACTCGGGAAGGGCTTTACCTCTTCCGCATAAACGCTTCCATCAGCGTTTATAGTTAAAAAAATCTTTCGGCCTGCATGAATGGCCTTGTTGATCGCGCTTTGATATACGCCGAGATCTTTAGCTGTCTTGGTTTGCCCAAAGCGCATTGCATAATCTTTCAGGGTTATGCGTTGTTCCATACAACCTCCTTAGTACATGCAACTATTATCACCGCTAGAGGTAAAATAGTCAACACGCACGGTGTTAGATATTTATCCCTCGCGGTGATAGATTTAACGTATGAGCGCAAAAAAGAAACCATTAACACAAGAGCAGCTTGAGGACGCACGTCGCCTTAAAGCTATTTATGAAAAAAAGAAAAATGAACTTGGCTTATCCCAGGAATCTGTCGCAGACAAGATGGGGATGGGGCAGTCAGGCGTTGGTGCTTTATTTAATGGCATCAATGCATTAAATGCTTATAACGCCGCATTGCTTGCAAAAATTCTCAACGTTAGCGTTGAAGAATTTAGCCCTTCAATCGCCAGAGAAATCTACGAGATGTATGAAGCGGTTAGTATGCAGCCGTCACTTAGAAGTGAGTATGAGTACCCTGTTTTTTCTCATGTTCAAGCCGGGATGTTCTCGCCTGAGCTTAGAACCTTTACCAAAGTTGATGCGGAGAGATGGGTAAGCACAACCAAAAAAGCCAGTGATTCTGCATTCTGGCTTGAGGTTGAAGGTAATTCCATGACCGCGCCAACAGGATCCAAGCCAAGCTTTCCTGACGGGATGTTAATTCTTGTTGACCCTGAACAGGCTGTTGAGCCCGGCGATTTCTGCATAGCCAGACTTGGTGGTGATGAGTTTACCTTCAAGAAACTGATCAGGGATAGCGGTCAGGTGTTTTTACAACCACTAAACCCACAGTACCCAATGATCCCATGCAATGAGAGTTGTTCCGTTGTGGGGAAAGTTATCGCTAGCCAGTGGCCTGAAGAGACGTTTGGGTGAGTCCGCAGCAAGAGACTTTATACGCATCTAGATGTAGGAAATAAAAAAGAAGATCCCTACAATAAAAATAAGGAAATCATTAAGATATGTCGATTAACAGCAATAGCGAATCCCTGCATCAAATGCAGCTTTTCCCTGTAGTAGAGGTTGTTTCTGATGATATTCCTATGGGCGTTCTCAATGATGGAACTCCTTACCTAACTCTCTACGGTCTCGCAAAGTTATGCGGCATTGATGACACGCCACTGAGGGTGTTCACATCAAACTGGAACACAGAGAAAAACAAACCCAGAGGTCAAAAAGTAGCTGCGTATTTAGCTGAGAAAGGGTTTCATAACGTCGAAAAGCTATACACTCGCGTTTTAAATAGCTCAAACGTGGAAACTCATGCTTATCCTGACTATGTTTGCATGGCTATCCTCCGTTACTACGCTCTAGATGCCACCAATTTTGATAGGTCAGTCGCAATAGGTAATTTTGTTCGCTTGGCTGAGTACACGCTTAAGCGAATGATTTATGAAAAGTCAAATTACAACCCAAATGCTTCAATAGATATCTCATTCGAGAACTATAGAGCAAGGATTAAGCTAAACGATCAGATACCGACAACTCATTTTGCAGTATTCAGAGAGATAGCTGACATTGCCATGAACCTGATCGGAGGAGGATTCCCAATGGATGACACCACATCTTTGGATGGAAGTGTTGGAATTCACTGGGGAAAGTATTGGACAGCTAATGGGCTATCTGAGAAATTCGGGGAAAGGGTGCAGTACCCACATTTATTCCCCGAAAATTACAGGCAGTCAGCTGCAAATAAGCATATAACAGCTTGGATTTATCCTATTGAGGCACTTGGCGTGTTCAGAAAATGGCTACACGATAATTACGCAATGGAAAAACTGCCAAATTACCTTGGGAACAAAAAGATTAGTAACGCCTCCGAGCTATTAGAGTCGATAAAAAAACCAGCACTCCCAAATAAGCATTGATCTCCACCACAACCCGGCATCTGCGCCGGGTTTTCTTTGCCTAACGCCCCCCAAAAAACGCATAACCAATTGTATTTATTTCAAAATTAATAGATACAACTCACTAAACATCGCAATTCAGATCTCTCGATCACCTTCCCAATCCACACAACCCTGCAAAAAATAAATCTATATAAAAAACATACAGATAACCATCTGCGGTGATAAATTATCTCTGGCGGTGTTGACATAAATACCACTGGCGGTGATACTAAGCACATCAGCAGGACGCACTGACCACCATGAAGGTGACGCTCTTAAAAATTAAGCCCTGAAGAAGGGTAGCATTCAAAGCAGAAGGCTTTGGGATTGGATGAATGAGCAGGCTGATGCTCGACCAATGTATAAACAGCGCTCATGGCAAGCAGTAACCAATCTGCGCCTCAAGACAGCGTCACTGGTAGTGCGGGCGCTCTAACCAGTAAGCCGGGGTTCAGCGCCGGCCATCCAATCACCAAAGCTAACTGACAGGAGAATCCAGATGGATGCACAAACACGCCGCCGCGAACGTCGCGCAGAGAAACAGGCTCAATGGAAAGCAGCAAATCCCCTGTTGGTTGGGGTAAGCGCAAAACCAGTTAACCGCCCTATTCTCTCGCTGAATCGCAAACCGAAATCACGAGTAGAAAGCGCACTGAATCCGATAGACCTTACGGTGCTGGCTGAATACCACGAACAGATTGAAAGCAACCTGCAACGTATTGAGCGCAAGAATCAGCGCACATGGTACAGCAAGCCACGCAGTGAAATGGGTGTGACTTGTTCAGGCCGCCAGAAAATGAAATTAGGCAGCAAACCACTTATTTGAGAGGAATTAATATGTCATCAATCCGCTTAACTACGAGAATGAAAGAGGAAATCGCTCGTAACGCTTTAATTAAGTCTGGGGTTTTCACTGAACTTGAAGAAGTAACAAAGTTAAAGAACCAGCTTGCACTTGACGCCAGAGTTATTGCGTTTGGCGGTAAAAAGAAAACTGAGGAAGTGGATCAGTTATCATCCAAGTTGGTAGCTATAAGTGAAGAACTTGGAAAGATGGGATGTTCATTTTACTCATACGATGTTCATTCTACTTCAATTTATCTGACTGTATCTGGCAGAAGGGTTGGATGGCATTCATATGGGAAAGACGGCAACGGCGAAGATATATTGCTCCCTACTCCGACAAAAGATAAATGCATGTTTGACGCAGAGCACGAAATAACAAAAAGGTTTGATGAAATCTGCTCATTACAACAAAAACTTGAAGCAAAGAAAAAGGATATCGAATCAAATGTATGGGCTGCTTTAAACTCAGTCACAACAGTTAAGCGACTTATTGAGGTTTGGCCTGAAAGCAAAGAGTTGCTACCAAAAGAAGCAGATAAAGCAAGTACAGCACTTCCTGCTTTACGGGTAGAAGATTTGAATAAGATGATTGGACTTCCTTCCGAGGCCGCATAGTCGGCCTTTATTTTTGGCATAAACAACAGAATAAACACTGCACTGTGTATTCATTCCAACGAGTGAATACACTGAGCAATGTCGCTCGTAACTAAACAGGAGCCGACTTGTTCTGATTATTGGAAATCTTCTTTGCCCTCCAATGTGAGGGCGATTTTTTATCTGTGAGGATATGAATAGATGTCAAACATCAAAAAATACATCATTGATTACGACTGGAAAGCATCAATAGAAATTGAAATCGACCATGACGTAATGACAGAGGAAAAACTTCACCAGATTAATAATTTCTGGTCAGACTCTGAATACCGACTCAATAAACACGGCTCTGTATTAAATGCTGTATTAATCATGCTGGCGCAACATGCTCTGCTTATAGCAATTTCAAGCGACTTAAATGCATATGGTGTTGTGTGTGAGTTCGACTGGAATGATGGAAATGGTCAGGAAGGATGGCCTCCAATGGATGGTAGCGAAGGAATAAGAATTACCGATATCGATACATCAGGAATATTTGATTCAGATGATATGACTATCAAAGCCGCCTGAGCGCGGCGTTACCGCATACCAATAACGCTTCACTCGAGGCGTTTTTCGTTATGTATAAATAAGGAGCACACCATGCAATATGCCATTGCAGGGTGGCCTGTTGCTGGCTGCCCTTCCGAATCTTTACTTGAACGAATCACCCGTAAATTACGTGACGGATGGAAACGCCTTATCGACATACTTAATCAGCCAGGAGTCCCAAAAAATGGATCAAACACTTATGGCTATCCAGACTAAATTCACTATCGCCACTTTTATTGGCGATGAAAAGATGTTTCGTGAGGCCGTCGACGCTTATAAAAAATGGATATTAATACTGAAACTGAGATCAAGCAAAAGCATTCACTAACCCCCTTTCCTGTTTTCCTAATCAGCCCGGCATTTCGCGGGCGATATTTTCACAGCTATTTCAGGAGTTCAGCCATGAACGCTTATTACATTCAGGATCGTCTTGAGGCTCAGAGCTGGACGCGTCATTACCAGCAGATCGCCCGTGAAGAGAAAGAGGCAGAACTGGCAGACGACATGGAAAAAGGCCTGCCCCAGCACCTGTTTGAATCGCTATGCATCGATCATTTGCAACGCCACGGGGCCAGCAAAAAAGCCATTACCCGTGCGTTTGATGACGATGTTGAGTTTCAGGAGCGCATGGCAGAACACATCCGGTACATGGTTGAAACCATTGCTCACCACCAAGTTGATATTGATTCAGAGGTATAAAACGGATGAGTACAGCACTCGCAACGCTGGCAGGGAAGCTGGCTGAACGTGTCGGCATGGATTCTGTCGACCCACAGGAACTGATCACCACTCTTCGCCAGACGGCATTTAAAGGTGATGCCAGCGATGCGCAGTTCATCGCATTGTTGATCGTCGCCAACCAGTACGGCCTTAATCCGTGGACGAAAGAAATTTACGCCTTCCCTGATAAGCAGAACGGCATCGTTCCGGTGGTGGGCGTTGATGGCTGGTCCCGCATCATCAATGAAAACCAGCAGTTTGATGGCATGGACTTTGAGCAGGACAATGAATCCTGTACATGCCGGATTTACCGCAAGGACCGTAATCATCCGATCTGCGTTACCGAATGGATGGATGAATGCCGCCGCGAACCATTCAAAACTCGCGAAGGCAGAGAAATCACGGGGCCGTGGCAGTCGCATCCCAAACGGATGTTACGGCATAAAGCCATGATTCAGTGTGCCCGTCTGGCCTTCGGATTTGCTGGTATCTATGACAAGGATGAAGCCGAGCGCATTGTCGAAAATACTGCATACACTGCAGAACGTCAGCCAGAACGCGACATCACTCCGGTTAACGATGAAACCATGCAGGAGATTAACACTCTGCTGATCGCCCTGGATAAAACATGGGATGACGACTTATTGCCGCTCTGTTCCCAGATATTTCGCCGCGACATTCGCGCATCGTCAGAACTGACACAGGCCGAAGCAGTGAAAGCTCTTGGATTCCTGAAACAGAAAGCCACTGAGCAGAAGGTGGCAGCATGATACCGGACATTATCCTGCAGCGTACCGGGATCGACGTGAGAGCTGTCGAACAGGGGGATGATGCATGGCACAAATTACGGCTCGGCGTCATCACCGCTTCAGAAGTTCACAACGTGATAGCAAAGCCCCGCTCAGGAAAGAAGTGGCCTGACATGAAAATGTCCTACTTCCACACCCTGCTGGCTGAGGTTTGCACCGGTGTGGCTCCGGAAGTTAATGCTAAGGCGCTGGCCTGGGGAAAACAGTACGAGAACGACGCCAGAACCCTGTTTGAATTCACTTCCGGCGTGAATGTTACTGAATCCCCGATCATCTATCGCGACGAAAATATGCGCACTGCCTGCTCTCCCGATGGTTTATGCAGTGACGGCAACGGCCTTGAACTGAAATGCCCGTTTACCTCCCGGGATTTCATGAAATTCCGGCTCGGTGGTTTCGAGGCAATAAAATCGGCTTACATGGCCCAGGTGCAGTACAGCATGTGGGTGACGCGAAAAGATGCCTGGTACTTTGCCAACTATGACCCGCGCATGAAGCGTGAAGGCCTGCATTATGTCGTGATTGAGCGGAATGAAAAGTACATGGCGAGTTTTGACGAGATGGTGCCGGAGTTCATCGAAAAAATGGACGAGGCACTGGCTGAAATTGGTTTTGTATTTGGGGAGCAATGGCGATGACGCATCCTCACGATAATATCCGGGTAGGCGCGATCACTTTCGTCTACTCCGTTACAAAGCGAGGCTGGGTATTTCCCGGCCTTTCTGTTATCAGAAATCCACTGAAAGCACAGCGGCTGGCTGAGAAGATAAATAATAAACGGGAGGCGGTATGCACAAAGCATCTCCTGTTGAGTTAAGAACGAGTATTGAGATGGCACATAGCCTTGCTCAAATTGGAGTCAGGTTTGTGCCAATACCAGTAGAAACAGACGAAGAATTTCATACGTTAGCCACATCCCTTTCACAAAAGCTGGAAATGATGGTGGCGAAAGTAGAAGCAGATGAGAGAGACCAGGTATGACAACCACTGAATGCATTTTTCTGGCAGCGGGCTTCATATTCTGTGTGCTTATGCTTGCCGACATGGGGCTTGTTCAATGACACCTCAGCAAGAAAACGCCCTTCGCAGCATTGCCCGTCAGGCTAATTCTGAAATCAAAAAAGCCAGACAGCATTTTCCGGATAAAAACGTCGATGACATTTGCCGTAGCGTACTAAAGAAGCACCGCGAAACGGTAACGCTGATGGGATTCACACCGACTCATTTAAGCCTGGCGATCGGCATGTTGAACGGCGTCTTTAAGGAACGGTGAACATGAAAAGCAAAATCATCAGGGAGCTACAGGCTCCTTTTTTATTATTCGCATTCACCCTCAAGCGTATTAACCAACAATTCAGGGATTAATGGAAGATGGCAGACATCATTGATTCAGCATCAGAAATCGAAGAATTACAGCGCAATACAGCAATAAAAATGCGTCGTCTGAACCACCAGGTTATATCTGCCACTCATTGTTGTGAGTGTGGCGATCCCATAGATGAACGAAGACGCCTGGCCGTTCAGGGTTGTCGGACTTGTGCAAGTTGCCAGGAGGAGATCGAACTTAAGAACAAACAATGGGGATTGTGATGGCCTCAAAGCAGCAAATTTCAACATCGTCCAACTGAGGTGTAAAAATATTCAGAATCATTTTTCCTAACACCTGGTACGTCGACCACCACGGCACTCCCTGCAAAATCCTGCGTTCTACCCACAACAAAGTTCACTACATCCGAAAAGGCAGAACATGTATCGCCAGCATGTTCCGCTTTAATCATGACTTTGAACCTGTGAATAAAGCTGATGCAGATCGGATAGCAGAAGAGATCGAAACGGCAGAACACATTAAGAAGTTACGTGACATGCGTTCAAAAAGCAGAGGTAACCATGGAATCATACAGCCTCACACTCGATGAGGCCTGTCAGTTTCTTAAGATATCCAGACCAACCGCCACCAACTGGATACGAACAGGCCGCCTACAGGCAACACGCAAAGACCCCACTAAACCAAAATCTCCTTACCTCACAACGCGACAAGCCTGCATTGCGGCGCTTCAGTCTCCGCTGCATACTATCAAGGTGAGCGCGGGTGATGGCATAACAGAGGAAAGAAAATGTCACTCTTCCGCAGAAGTGAAATATGGTACGCCAGTTTCACATTGCCGAACGGTAAAAGATTTAAACAGTCTCTTGGAACAAAGGACAAAAGGCAGGCGACAGAGCTCCATGACAAGCTAAAGGCTGAAGCATGGCGGGTCAGCAAACTTGGTGAAATACCTGATATGACGTTTGAGGAAGCGTGTGTCAGGTGGCTCGAAGAGAAAGCACATAAGAAATCACTGGACGATGACAAAAGCCGGATCGGATTCTGGCTTCAACATTTCGCAGGGATGCAACTAAGAGACATTACTGAATCAAAAATTTATTCAGCAATGCAGAAAATGACGAACCGGCGTCATGAGGAAAACTGGAAACTCAGGGCAGAAGCATGCAGAAAAAAAGGGAAACCTGTTCCAGAATACACGCCAAAACCAGCGTCCGTTGCAACGAAGGCTACGCATCTTTCATTTATAAAGGCCCTACTAAGAGCCGCAGAGCGTGAATGGAAAATGCTGGATAAGGCACCAATTATTAAAGTGCCTCAACCAAAGAATAAACGGATCCGCTGGCTGGAGCCCCATGAAGCACAAAGGCTGATTGATGAATGTCCGGAGCCATTAAAGTCTGTTGTTGAATTTGCACTGGCAACAGGCTTAAGACGCTCGAACATCATCAACCTTGAATGGCAACAAATAGATATGCAGCGCCGGGTGGCATGGATAAACCCGGAAGAGAGTAAATCAAACCGCGCAATTGGCGTTGCGCTGAATGATACTGCATGTCGCGTATTGAAAAAACAAATCGGGAATCATCACCGTTGGGTATTTGTGTACAAGGAAAGCTGTACCAAACCAGACGGAACGAAAGCGCCAACAGTAAGGAAGATGCGGTATGACGCAAACACAGCCTGGAAAACGGCGCTGAGACGGGCTGGTATTGATGATTTCAGATTTCACGACTTGAGACACACCTGGGCAAGTTGGCTGGTTCAAGCCGGAGTCCCGTTGTCAGTGTTACAGGAAATGGGTGGCTGGGAGTCTATCGAAATGGTTCGTCGATATGCTCACCTCGCGCCTAATCACCTTACCGAACACGCACGGCAAATAGACTCGATTCTGAACCCATCGGTCCCAAATTTGTCCCAGTCAAAAAATAAGGAAGGTACTAATGATGTGTAA